TCACCCAGAGGCGCAAAGACGGGACCATCCCCTTTATCCTCCCCGATGGCAAAACGCAGGTAACGGTGGAATATGGGGAGGATGGGAAGCCCTCACGCATTGACACCATCGTCATTTCCACCCAGCACTACGAAAATGCAACAGAAGAACAGCTTCTGGAGTCTCTGACGAAGCACGTCATCACCCCGATCCTGAAGTATGCCAAGCACTTTGCCGGTGTCTATGGTGGTGACCTTGACATTGATACCTACAACCTGTTCATCAATCCGACCGGGCGTTTTGTCAAGGGTGGGCCTGCTGCGGACACCGGTCTCACCGGGCGAAAAATCATCGTTGATACCTACGGTGGTTATGCTCCGCACGGCGGTGGTGCATTCTCCGGTAAAGACCCCACGAAGGTTGACCGCAGCGCGGCGTACATGGCACGGTACATCGCCAAGAACATCGTGGCTGCCGGAATCTGTAGCCGGTGTCAGGTACAGCTCGCCTATGCCATCGGGGTGGCCGAACCCGTGTCCGTCCGCATCGACACGTTCGGCGGAGCAGATGAGGAAAAGCTGGTCAAGGCTGTACGACAGTGCTTTGGTCTGACTCCCCGCCAGATCATCAAGCATTTTGACCTGCGCCGTCCCATCTACGAGCAGACATCCGCCTACGGTCATTTCGGCTGTGTAACAGGAATCGTTCCCCCGTGGGAGAATACCGACATGGATGAGCAGCTGTGGAAAGCGTACTGTCAGGAATAAGCTCACCGGAATAGCAGAAGCGTAAGAGTAAGGGCAAGCCGCTTCTCCCCGGAGGGGGAGGGGCGGCATAGCCCGTTATGGGAGGTTTTGATATGGCACAGGAAGACATGAACATTACCATTTCCCCGGAAATGTTGCAGGAGATCATCCGGGTCGCATCCGAAACGGCCATCGAAAAGTATCAGCGCGAGGCTGAGAAAAGCCGGAAGGCCGTCAGGGACAAGCGCCTGCATAACACCAAGCTGCTGCTTCAGAACTACCACTGCTTTGTAGAACACAGCAAGAGCGCTGTATATGAGGCCAGCCAGCTCTCCGAGGATGATGACTTCGAGGAGTTGATGGAGGAGCTGATGAGCCAGACGGATGGCAGGGTGAGGGTCCCCGTCGTGAGGAGCATTCAGGAGAGTGCTGCCCATACCCGCATCATCGTCCAGCACATTGACCGTATGCTGGAATGCTACAAGTTCATCTGCGAACACGCCAAGCGCTCGGAGGAAATGCGCCGGTATCGGACGATTTACAGCCTCTACATCGCAGACGAACCGAAGAATCAGCAGCAGATTGCTGATGAGGAACAGGTTGACCTCTCGACGGTGTTCCGCGACCAGAAAGCAGGCATTTCCAAACTGAGCGCCCTGATTTTCGGGTGGCTCGAATGATTTTTTAGCAAAATTGCAAAAAAGTTGCCATTGACGTGCAATTACCGATATGGTAAGATACGAAGCGTGAACCGATGTGTCACTCCGAAAAAACCGTGAGCGGCATATCCCGCCTCGCATCAAGCTGTAAAGCCAAAATTTTCGCAACAGAAGCCAAACCGATTGACTCCGGTGGGTAAAGGGTTAGAATGAAGATAGGCCCAAAATCTTACCGAAAAGGTCAGGAGGTGCGACAGATGGAACGAAAATCCGATAAAGTTAGACGTCTGGTTGCAGACGGCGACTTCAAAGGGGCTTTGCGGATTGCAAAGGACTTCAGGCTCGGCATCACGAAGGAGCAGTCCTCCACGATGACAAGAGCGTATGAGTGCATGGTCCACGGAAGATTCTACAAGCAGCTCGGCTATGATCTCGATGAGAAGATAGCTGAGGGCGTGAAGATTCTGGTGGGCTTGTACGGAAGGAGCGAGGCACATGATTTACACCAGCCGGTACAGTAACCCGGAACTCAAGACCGGGAACTACACAGTCGTTGGGATAACACGGGGAGCGCCTAAGTTTCCCCTTCGGTATACGCTTGCAGGCAACATCATGGAGATTGCGCCGCCGGGTTATCTGTTCAACGAATACAACCGGGAGCGGTTCACGCCGCCCTACTTCCAGCACATGGACAGAGTAGGGACGGCGCGGATTGCTCAGATTCTCCAGCATTATGAGGACATGGGCAAGCCCGTGGTGCTTTGTTGCTACGAAGATGTCCGAAAGCCCGGAGAGTGGTGTCATAGACTGGTGTTCGCAGAATGGTGGCTCCAAAGAACGGGAGAAATGATCGAGGAGCTGCCTGACCCGTCACCAAACAAGTGGGCGAAACAGCCTGAACCGCAGAAAGCGGTTGAGCCTGATGCAGTCCAGATGAAAATGTGGTAATACCCGCCGATAGCTCAGAAAGTAGAGCACCTGACTCTTAATCAGGGGGTCGCACGGTTCAATCCCTGCTCGGCGGACCAACCATAGGGAGTCATGTTGGAAACAGCATGGCTCCCATTTTTTATGCCTACGAACAAGGGTTTTCCAGACGTTCACGTCTTTGGAAACAACCCACCCTCTGGAAAGCAACTGCTCCAGTCGAAACCAGAGGGGCAATTTTGAAAGAAAGGTCGGTGATATGAATGGCAAAGTTCCAGAACCCCGGAGCGTTCTTCCTCGGAACTCTGGTTGCTCAGGAGCAGAAGTTCCTGAAGCCGCTGATTGAAAACGCCCGCAAGCAGGGGTACACCCGGTTCGTTGAGCCGTGCGCCGGCGCTTTCGCCATGTCGCACATCGCGGCGCAGTGTGGGTACAAGCCCAGCGAGATTGAGGCCAGCGACGTTTCGATGTTCACCTCCATCATGGGATATGCCATCACGGGCCAGTCCCTTGAGGAGCTGGAAATAAGAGCGGACGGCTTCACGAATGAGGAGCTGCTTGACCCTGCGGTTGCGCTCTATGCACAGTTGTACCTGCGGACTGTGAAGAACGCCGGGAAGGAGTACTTTTACGGCATCATGCGCGATCTGGAATACCGCAAGGAGGAGCATCTGGCGGAAATCCGCGCACAGCTCGACAGGGCCAAGCAGTCCTTGCATGGGATGAGCTACCGCCCGCTGGATATGTGGAAGCACCTTGAAACGTGCTATGATGACCCCCACTGCCTTGTGGTTGCAAACCCGCCCACCTATGCCGCTGGATTCGAGAAGTGGTACGACACCGGCGGGCGCATGACGTGGAAAGAACCTGAGTACGGCATCTTTGACCCCAAGACTGGGCTGACCGAGCTGTTTGACAAGATGAACGATGCCAAGTGCCTTCTGATGTGCTACGAGGAGAACGCCCCGGGCCTCACTGCCGGGCATCCTGTCTTTGCTCGGTATGGTGTGCGTGACGGCATCAATGTGTACCTGACTACCAACCGCCCGGATGAGGCAACCATGCTTGCCGAGGGTAAAATGATTACCCGCCCGAACGAGGGCAAGCTGGAGCCTCTGGATTGCAGCATCCTGCCGCGTGACTATGAAATCACCCGCAAGAGCAAGATTCAGATTACTCAGATCGAGCGCACCGCCGCCCAGTATTACAGAAAGCTGTGGACGCATAACTTCGTCGGCTCGTCTGCCCCCATCAACATGGCCGTCCTCATCGACGGCAAACTGGCAGGTGTGTTCGGGCTGGACAAGTCGGCACTCACGATGGGTGCCTTCGGTACGCAGGTTTCCGATGCTGTGTTCCTCATGTACGGCATGACCGTTCCCCATAAGACCTACCGGTTGGGGCGGCTTCTGACCATGCTTGCACAGAACAGGCCGCTGATTATGAATATCTGCACGGATTTGGAGAAGGAAAAGGCCAAGTCCCTCAAGACGGTGCAGATGACCAAATACCCGGAGGCTAAGGAAATGCGGGGGCTGATGGAGTTGACCAAGAAAGTCCCGGATAAGAAGATGGGCTACCGGCTCACATACGAGTCGCCCTTGTACGATAGAAACGCCAAACAGGCATTGAATGAATGGTTAGGGAGGGAAGAACGATGGCAGAAACAGCGCGAGAAAACCAAGTCAGCAGCGCAGCCGTAAAGTATGAAACGGTCGCCGACATGGGTTCCGGTCTGGTCATTGCCAAAGTAAAGCTGACCGACTTCCGCGAGCAGGACATCAACGCTCGCATTATGAAGACTGAGATGCAGAAGCAGCTCACCGACAACATCAAAAAGCGGGGCCAGCTTGAAAGCCTCCCGTTCTGCGCACTCATCGACGGTAAGATCGAGATTATCTCCGGCCACCACCGCATCCGTTCTGCAAAGGACAGCGGTGTACTGACGGAGCTTTTTGTCATTCTGGACACCACCGGCCTGCGGCGCTCTCAGGTGGCCGCAAAGCAGTTGGCGCACAACGCCATCAGCGGCTTTGATGACCAGTCCACCCTGAAGGAAATCGCCAAGATGATCGACGATGTGGACGATATGCTGGAAAGCTACATTGGCAAGGACATCATCGGCGAGCCTATGGCCGATCTTGAGAAGCTGCTGTCCCCGAAGGTGGAGTTTGACTGGAAGAACGTCACGTTCACCTTCCTGCCGCACCAGCTCCGCGATTTGGACCAGCTTGTGAAGGTTCTGGGTTCCCTCAGCCCCGATATGCTTGGCGTTGCAGATATTGACCAGCACGAGGAGTTCATCGAAACCATCACGAAGTACCAGCAGTTTGCCAACGTCAAGAACACCGGCGCTGCCATCCACGCCATGATTAAGGCCACCGAGTCCCTGTTCGATGACCTGCACTTCGATGAAAGTCAGGAGTGGGTGCAGTTGCCCAACCTGTTCGGCTCTCCGGCCATCCCCAAAGAGGCTGCTGATACCATCACGCAGGCGCTCGACAAGATGGTCAAGGAGGGCGAGATCGGCCCGAAGAACAAGTGGCAGGCCCTTGAATACTGGGCTGCGGATTATCTGGCAGGGAAGTAGGTGATAGCAAATGCCTACGCCTCTAAAGTACAATCCGGCGTACCACGATGACTGGGCATGGTCGCTTGCTATCAAGGGCGCAACCGATCAGGACATTGCTGATGCCTTCCATGTTTCGCGTAGAACCATCATCCGCTGGCGACAGACGTACCCGTCGTTCAATGAAGCCTGCCAGCACGGGAAGGAAGTCGCCGATGCAAAGGTGAAGCGGTCGCTGTATGAACGCGCCGTAGGCTTCGAGTATCAGGAAAAGGAAAGCGTCATTGACGTAGACCCCCGGACGGGCGAACAGAAGCCGGTGCGGGTCCGAACGCTCACCAAGAAAGCCGTCCCCGATACGATGGCGCAGATGTACTGGCTCAACAACCGATGCCGGGATGAGTTCTCCCAGACCCAGAAGGTTACGCTTGACGGAGCTGTTCAGACATCCCCGTTCGATAACCTGACGGATGATGAACTCCGCCGTCTGGCTCAAATGGACGAGGGCCTTGATGGCGACGCAGAATAATGTTTCGCCTGCCAAGCGCAAGTACCTCGGCTCCAATGCCCGGATTGCGCTGGCGAAACGGCACTACGCCGATTATGTCCAGTACGTCCACATGGGCAGGTGGAAAAGAGCCAGACACCTTGACCTCGTGTGTGAGAAGCTGGAAAGCATTATGGAGGGAAAGACCAAGCGGCTGATGATATTCATGCCGCCGCGCCACGGCAAGTCCATGACCGTGACCGAAACCTTCCCCTCGTTCTATCTGGGCAAGAACCCTGAAAAGCGGGTCATCGAGATCAGCTACAGCGGCGACCTTGCTCAACAATTTGGCAAGCGGAACCGCGATAAGGTCGAAGAGTTCGGTCCTGCGCTGTTTGGGCACACCATCTCCCAAGTACAGGCCACCAAAACGAACTGGAACCTCGACAACGGAATTGGAGGTATGATCTCCGTTGGTATCGGAGGCTCCATCACCGGCTATGGCGCAGACCTGCTTATCGTCGATGACCCCATCAAGAACCGCGCTGAGGCTGAATCTGCCACCTACCGCGATAAGCTGTGGGACGAGTACCAGTCCACGGTGAGTACCCGACTGCACGCAGGCGGCGCTGTTATCATCATCCTTACCCGCTGGCACGAAGACGACCTTGCCGCCCGGCTCCTGAACCCGGAGTACGGCAAGGTTGAGGACTGGGACATTATCTCGCTCCCGGCCGTTTGCGAAGACCCGGCTACCGACCCTCTGGGCCGTGAGCTAGGCGAGGCGCTGTGGCCTGCGGGCGGCTACGACGAAGCATGGGCTGCACAACAGAAAGAGACCGTCGGTACATACGCATGGTCTTCTCTGTATATGCAGACCCCCACACCAAGCTCCGGCGGTATGTTCAAGCGGGAATGGTGGAAGCGCTGGGCGACAATGCCGTCCGGCCTGCACGATTTCATCCAGTCGTGGGACTGCACCTTCAAGGACAAGGACGGCTCGGACTTCGTTGTTGGACAGGTCTGGGCAAGGAAAGGCGCAGACCGCTATCTGCTCGATCAGGTGCGTGGCCGCATGAGCTTCACGGAAACGCTGGATGCCATGCGCGGGCTTTCCTCCAAGTGGCCCCAGACCACCAGAAAGCTGGTCGAGGACAAGGCCAACGGCACGGCGGTCATCGACGTGCTGAAGAAAGAAATCCCCGGAATCATCCCGGTGGAGCCGTTTGGCGGCAAGGTGGTCCGCGCCCATGCGACCACCGCTGTGGCTGAAGCTGGGAACGTCTACATCCCAGCGGCATCTGCCTGCCCGTGGGTGATGGACTTTGTGGAAGAAATGGCCGCGTTCCCAAGCGGTGCGCACGATGACCAAGTTGACTGCTATTCGCAGGCGAACGCCTACTACAACGACAACACGTTTGATATTCGTTCGCTGATAACGTAAGAAAAGAGGTGAATGCAATGCTGATTATTTTCTCGGTCAATGACCAGAAAATCACCCATGACCTGAAAGGCCAGCTTGTCGCAGGCAGCGTAGACATTGTGCAGGCTGCGTTCAAATTTGACAGCTCGTGGGATGAACTGGACAAGATCGTCGTCTTCACGAGCAGCGCTTGTCCCAAGCCCGTCCCGGTGCAGTTTGCCGATGAGGCGTTCTACATCCCGAAGGATGTGCTGAAGCCCGGCAAGCTCTACGTTTCCGTGGTCGGTTTCGGGCTGGACGGCCGGAAGAAAACTACGCAGAAGTGGGACATCATGCAGGCTATCACCGTTCAGAAGTGCGGCGATGGCGGCGATTGTGACCTGCTGCGATATTTGGCACAAGGTCAGGTCGCCGATGGGAAAGTCGCAAAAGACGAAGAAGTCGAAGATATGCTGGACAATGTGTTCGGCAAGTCGGACACTCCCAAGCCCGACCCCGGAGGCTCCGATTCCGGCGATAAGAACGTCAGTGAGGACGATGTCGCCACTGATAAGGACGTGACCGATATGCTCGACAAAGTATTCGGTTGATGTCCTCTTGCCCTCGAAAGAGGGCCTTAATTTGTCATAGCGGCATGGAAGCTGCTGTGAAATAAATTTTGGAGGTATTCAAATGCCCGTATCCGCAAGCAAACTTGTAACCCTCGCTCAGTTACAGGTGCAGGCGGAGAGAGTCAAGCAGGAGCTGGCGAAGTACACGCTGGCATCCGAACTTGGTTCCCTCGCCAAGAAGAGCGAAATTTCGGAAGCTGACCTCTCGGCTGCTCTGAAGTCCGTTATTGACGGAAAGATGGATGCAGCAGACAGCATGACGACCGAGGCAATCAACAGTGCCATCGCCACCGCCATTGCAAAGTCTGCTCATGCACGCTTCGAGAAAGTTGAGAAGGTCCCTTCCAACGATGAGGCGCAGGATAATGTGCTGTATCTGGTGATGAATGCTGCCACCGGGTACTACGACATTTACGCTAAGGTCGGTGAGGAAGTCGTCCGTCTGGATGATACCACCGTTGACCTGAGCAACTATGCGACCATCGAACAGCTGAATGCCGTTTCTGGCGGCATTGGCGGCACGGTGTATGCAGGCACGAAGGAAGACCTGTCTGCATCCGATGATTCGGTTATCGCCGCGTATTTCAAGGCGCACACCGACGTGGCCGTCAAGAAGGGCGATGTCTTCGTGGTCACGACCACCGTTGGCAACTCCACCTACGAGAAGTCCGCCTACTTCTACGACGGCAAGGCGTGGGTGGCAATGACCGGCAGCGTGGATGCAGATAAGGTGATCCTGCGGGACAACATTATGTTGGCCGGTGGCTATACGCAGGTCGGCAACCTGACCAAGGCCCAGAACGGAACGGCGACTTTCCAGACCAAAGGCAAGAGCGTCATGGACGCTCTGACCGAAATTTTCTCCAAGCGGCTTCAGCCCTCTATCGCCGCACAGCCCTCTATCGCGTCTTTCTCCCTGACCGGTGCGGGCGCGGTTGAAGCAGGCACGAAGGTGGCCGCCGCGGCCTACTCTGCCGCCACGCTGAACGCTGGTTCTTACCAGTACGGCCCGGCGACCGGTGTTGTGGCGACCAACTTCAAGGTCGAGCGCATTACCAATGCGGCCACTACGCAGGTCGTGTCCGTGGCTGCTGCATCCCTGACCGCCGGTTCCGACAACAACGGCGGCGCTGGCTTCATCATCGGCGATGCGGGCGGTGACACTGCCGTGTCCAGCCTGAAGTACCGCGTGACTGCAACCCACGGTGCAGGCGTGACCGCAAAGGATAATCTCGGCGCGGCATCCAGCCCTGTCGTGGCCATTGCGGCCGGCACTAAGACCAAGGACACCGGAGCCTACACCCCGTTCCGTAATGTGTTCTATGGCACGTCTACCGGCAAGCCTGCTCTGGACAGTGCGGCCATCCGCGCACTGGGCAAAACCGGCAAGGCGTACGCAGCCGGTACGCTGACCCTGAATGTTCCTGCCGGTACACAGCGTGTGGCCATCGCCTGCATTGCTACCGCAAAGGGCGTCACCAAGGTCATCAACGAAACCGCCATGAACGCAGATGTCACCAGCACCTTCGTGAAGTCCACCGTCCCCGTTGAGGGCGCAAACGGCTATGCAGCGAAGGACTATAACGTCTGGGTCTTTGAGCCTGCCGTTGCTTATGGCAACGCCGCAGTTCTCAAAGTTACTCTGGGCTGATAGGAGGGATAGACAATGGCAGTGAATAATACCTTAAAGGCATACTCCGACATGGAGTTCCCGCTGGCTATGAAGCGTCAGGACGCTTTTGCCCTTGATCCTTCCACCGTCTGGCCCACTCTGGCCGATGCCCAGAACTACGCCAAGACCAATCCGACCGCCTATGTCGGCCAGATGCTGTCCGTGGTCGTGGACGGGGTTGCCACCTCGTACACCATCCAGAATGCCGCCGGTGATCTCGCCCCGCTGGGCGCTGCGGCGGTTGACATCGCAACCGATTCTGAGGTGAGCGAAATGCTGAGTGAAGTATTTTCCACCGATAACGCCTGATAAAGATATGGAGGAATGAACGATATGGCATACAATGAGGAAAAGCTGGCCCGCCTGAAGCACCTGAAGCAGCTCGCACAGAAAGCTAAGGCTGAGAGCGACGCTGTTGCTACTCGTGTTAAGGCTCTGGAAGATGTTGGCGCACAGGCCAACGTCATCGAGAGCATCAAGGTGAACGGCACGGCGCAGGCCATCAGCAGCAAGTCCGTCAACATCACCGTGCCCACCAAGGTCGGCGATCTGACCAACGACCAGAAGTTCCAGACCGAAACTCAGGTGTCTACCGCCATCAGCAAGGCCGTTGCCACTGCTGACCACCTGAAGCGTAAGGTCGTGAACTCCACCGCAGACATCGACCTGAAGGCTGCTGACGCATCCCAGTATATCTATATGGTCTCCAAGGGCACTGCCGGTGAGGCTGACAAGTACGACGAGTACATGGTCATTGACGGCGTTCTGGAAAAGATGGGCGACTGGGGCGTTGACCTGAGCGGCTACGTCCAGAAGGAGACCGGCAAGGGCCTGTCCACCAACGACTACACCACCGCCGAAAAGACCAAGCTGGGCGGCATTGAGGAAGGTGCAAACAAGTACACCCATCCCACCCACACTGCCGCTGCCAGCGGCCTGTACAAGGTGACTGTGGATGCTCTGGGCCATGTGACCGCAACCACCAAGGTTGTCAAGAACGACATCACCGGTCTGGGCATCCCTGCGCAGGACACTACCTATACGGAGGTCACCCAGAGCGCAAACGGCCTGATGACCGCATCTGACAAGACCAAGCTGGACGGCATGACCATTGCCACCGATGCTGAAGTCACTGAGATGCTGACCGAGGTCTTTGGCGCAACCGCCTGATAACCCATAAGTAAGAATGCAGCGGCAGGGGAATGGACTCCTGCCGCTGTTATTTTTGGAAAGGAAAGCGAACATGAGCGACAAACTCAACACGCTTGAAGCGCTTAGGCTTGCTTCTCTGAAGGCAAAGGGTTACACGGCAGAACAGATTGCAGAGTTGTCTTCTGCGATGGAAGACATCATCAATGACATCAACGATTCACTGAAGACCTGCGAAGCTCATGTGCAGTCGGCTCATGCTCCTGCCAATGCGGAAGAAAACGTCATCGTTAGCATCCAGAGGAATGGGCAGGCTATCCCTCCCGACAACAAAGTCGTGAACATCGAGGTTCCGACCAAGACCTCTGCGCTGGAGAACGACTCCGGCTATGCCACGACGGAAGATGTTGAGGAAAAGGTCAACGGGGCCGGGCATCTGAAAGCCGTCCCTGTCGATGCTCTCCCTGCGCCCAGTGAGGCAAACGCTGACACCATTTATTTCCTTCGTAAGAACAACAGTGAAGCTGGGAAGCAGTACAGAGCGTACAAGCTCATCCACGGCATCTTTGAGATCGTTGGCTCTGCCGAGGTCGATCTCACGGGCTATGTTCAGCAGGAAACCGTGGAAAAGGCCGATGATAGCATCATCAAGAGCATCTACAGCAGCATGATCTCGCCTGCCGAAAAGTATCTGGGAAGCGGGAACCTTTTGCTGTTCTGGACGATGCTGAAGGAACTGCTCAACGGTCATGAGTCCAACATCAATGATCTGCTGGCCCGCGTGAAGCTGCTGGAGCTGATTCTCAGCGCCGATGTTACCGGCAATCCGTACTACGTCACCTTTAACACCCTGACAGATGTTGTCGTGTCCAGCGGTATCTGGAATGAGGCCGATGGACGCATTGAGTTTTAACAGGAAGGAGGGAGCGCAATGCACATACCTGAAGATGAGGCCGAACGTCGGCGCTTAAATGAGCGGGGACGCGAAATCCTGCGGCGAAAGAACGGCGCTGTGCGTCCGCATCGTGAGGATGGCTATGTGAACCTCCTGAACAAGTACGGAACCAAGCAGGATAACTCCGAGGCGTACAAGTTTGAGCGGGAGCCGGTCATTCCTGATATGCAGCTCACTGGGCTGTATGAGGGCAACGGTCTGTTCTCCAAAATCATTGATACGCCTGCCGAGGAAGCGCTGAAACATGGCTTCGACCTGAACCTGAAAAGCGATGAGGTGAATGCCTTTGTGGAAGACGCTCTGGATGATCTCGAATGGGAGGAGAAGGCCGCCACCGCCATCAAGTGGGCGCGACTCTACGGCGGCGCTCTTATCGTCATGCTGATCGACGATGGGCGCGGGCTGGAAGAGCCTGTTGACTGGGAACATATCCGCAGCATTGATGAGCTGCGCGTCTATGAGCGCTCCATCGTGCAGCCCGATTCCTCCAGCCTGTACCAGCAGGATTACGGCGGGGAGGGGGGGGGGAACCGGGTGTCCAAGTTCGGACAGCCGGAATATTACTATGTTTCCAGCATCTACGGTTCCTTCAAGGTTCATGAGAGCCGCTGTCTGGTGTTCCGCAATGGCGTTCTGCCGGAGCAGACCTCCAATGCAACCTACCTGTTCTGGGGGATGCCGGAGTACGTCCGCATCCGCAGGGCACTGCGAGAAACCGTGACCGCCCACACCGACAGCGTAAAGCTGCTGGAGCGGAGCGTGCAGGCAATCTACAGCATGAAAGGGCTTGCCTCCCTCCTGACCACGGATGACGGCGAGAACCAAGTGCTGAAGCGCTTGCAACTCGTCGATACCTCCCGTGGTCTGTTGAACAGCATTGCCATTGACTCCGAGGGCGAGAATTACGATTTCAAGACGTTCCAGTTCTCCGGCGTGAAGGATGTCATTGACGCCACCTGCAATATGCTGTCGGCGCTGACGAACATCCCGCAGACGATTCTGTTTGGCCGGTCCCCGGCCGGCATGAACGCCACCGGCGACAGCGACTTCGAGAGCTACTACAACTTCGTGGAGAAGATTCAGCGGCTGATGCTGAAACGCAACCTCCGCACCCTGCTGGATGTCGTGTTCCGGGCGGGCATCGCTTCAGGTGATGTGGCTGAGGAACCCGACTATAAGCTGGAGTTCAAGCCGCTATGGAGCCTGAGCGATACCGAGCAGGCGGCGGTTGACCAGACCAAGGCCCAGACGGAGCAGATCAAGGCGCAGACCGCACAGCTCTATGTCGATATGCAGGCCATTGACCCCTCCGAGGTCCGCAGCCGCCTTGCATCTGATGAGGAGTTCGATGTCGAGGACATCATCTCCGAGGATGACGAGGATGATCTGCTGCATTCCTTGCTGGGCACCGAGCCGGATGCCATGAGCGACGTGGAAGCTGCCCAGAGGAATCTGGAGCAGGCACAGGCACCGGGCGGCGCAGAACAAACTAAGCTAAACGCAGATGGCGGTTCCGGCAGTGGAAACTTTGGCCATAAAGGACGCCCGGGAGAAATTGGTGGCTCTGCGCCATCAGATAATGTGACTCAAGAAATGAAGGAAAAACGTGCTGTCATCTCGCTAGAAAAGCCAACGGAAGAAAATGCTCAAAAAGCATTTGCGGATTATTCGCCCCTCAAGATTATTGAAAAATATGGAGACGAGTTGTATGAGGCCGAAGACAGCGGTGATAAACAAAAGGTTGAGTTGATTCGGTCTAAAATCAACTCGGAGAATCTTCATGAACAAAGCAAATGCCTTAAAACGCTCGGGACATATATAGATGATGGATATTATGTTTCTGCTTCTCAATCCGAAGATTTGATGTCAGATGTGTATTCTCGTGGAACGGTCAATAGTAAGGTTGGGTGCTTTGACTTACAACCCGTTCAAAGTGGGTCAACGAGAGATTCCGTTCCCTCTGTCTATCTTTCTAAGGATTTAATTAGGATTTCTCCCGAAGAAATGAAAGCAAGAATTGCCTATCAAGCTGACAAAATTGGCTCCGACATAACGCTTGGAGGCATAAGCCATAGCGACGAAAATGCGATTAAGACGTACACTTACGCCAGTGCTGCAAGTGCCGCTTTAAGACAGGGAAAAGAAGGCGACCAATCGAGAAAGATTAAAGATATTCTGTCAAGAACGGCATCGCCTTCCAGAACCGTATACAGAGGAGTAACAGGAGAATACGCTCGGAAGCTGCAATCCATGGATGTTGGAGATACCACAAAAGAAAAGGGATTCGCCTCAACATCTATGAATCGAGAGGTCGCAGAGAGTTTTGCTAAGAACGGGGTGGTTATGAAAATCTCGGTTCCGTCTGGATACGGTAAGAGCTTGTCGATTGGATATATCAGTCTAAAACCAGAAGAACAAGAGGTTTTACTCAACTCCAATGTAACCTTCCGCCTCGTTAAAAAGACAGGAAAAGAACTTACTTTTGAGGCCTTATGGAAAGAAAAAAATCAAGATAACAGCTTTGCGGATACGGCCCTCGATTATGAAAATTTGGATGCCGACACCGATTATGGCGTCGGCGTTCTCGTTGTTCAGGATGGCCGGTTCCTCTGCGGCACACGCCAAAAGGAAGGCTCCATCAGCGGGCCGGGCGGGCACATCGAAGCAGGGGAGTCCCCTGAAGATGCAGCCATCAGGGAAACGCAGGAGGAGTTCGGCATCAAGCCGAAAGGCCTCATCCCGGTTGCTTTCCTGAGCGACCTGAAAGACCCGTACTGCCCGTCCCACGTTTTCCTCTGCACAGACTTTGACGGCAGCATCCGGTGCGCTGATGGCGAGATGACCTCTCCGGGGTTCATCACCGCCGAAAAGGTGGCCGAGCTGTCCACTCAGAATCCCGAACGTCTGTTCCCGCCGTTTGCCCAGAGCATCACCGCGCTGCTCGACGTTTTATCGTCAAATCCCGGTTTGACATCGGATGCACAAAATGCTAAGATGAAAGATAGGATGGACTTCAACGAAGCCGACCACCCACGGGATGAAAACGGGCAGTTCGCAGAGAGCGAGAGCAGTGGCTCTGGCTCAACCGAAAGCGGGCCTGCGGTATCTCCTGAAGGCGAAAATGCCCCCTGCACTGGGTTTGCTTCTCCTGAAAAACTTAAAGACCACGCTACACGGCATGGCCTTGAGGAAATGGGCATCCAGTCGGAAGAAGAATACCAGCAGAAAGGCATCGACTTTCTGAAACAGCCCTGTGGAGGGGACGTTGTTGGATATGCTCGGTCGGACGGCTCCATCGTAAGGTTCAACACCAAAACGACGGAATATGCGAGCGGCTTTCCCGGAGGTGTTCTCAAAACCTATATGAAGGCAAAGTGTGGGAAAAATGGTGCGCCTAACCTTGATAAGGCGGTGGCGTATTATAATAGCAGAAAGGAAGCGGAGAACAAATGATGAGTCTTGAAGAACTCAAAAAGGTAAAGTATGGCGACAGCTATGATTGCCCAGTCTGTGGTCAGTATACTTTTGAGTATGCTGGAGACTATGACATTTGCCCCGTATGCGGCTGGGAAGACGAACTCATGCAGCTTGCCGACCCGGACGAAGAAGACTGTACTAACCACATGAGCCTGAATCAGGCCCGCGAGGCGTGGAAGAATGGGCAGAAGGTGGGATGATTGCAATGCACAACTTCATTGCAATCTACCGCATTCTGAGTTATCTGGAACAGGCGCTGGACTATGACGAACCTGATATGTCGCAGATTTCATCAAGCGCTTTGGGGCTGTCGGCCAACAGATGGCTTGCGCTCCTGCGGTTGCTGGAGGATGCCGGATATATCGAGGTCTTCGGCCATAGAACGAGGATAACCCTTCGTGGACTGGAGTATCTACAACAGAATAGCCTGATGCAGCGAGCCGTAAGCCTCATGTGAGGTTTGCGGCTTTTCTGCTGTGTAAGAGCGATGGGAAACCACCGCTCTTTTTCTTTGCCCGAATTTCCCATCTCAAAAACGGAACGGAGAAAGAGCATGAACAAGGTTACGATTTACAGATATGACGAAAACAAACCCGTGCGCACCCTGAACCTGAACGGCGAACCGTGGTTCGTTCTGCGGGATGTGTGCGAAGTCTTAGGGCTGGGCAACAGCCGCATGGTTGCAGACCGTCTGGACGAGGATGAGAAGGGGGTAAGTCAGATTGACACCCTTGGCGGCGTGCAGAATGCCACCATCATCAGCGAGTCCGGCCTGTACAACGTCATCCTGCGCAGCGATAAGCCGGAGGCCAAACCCTTCCGTAAATGGGTCACGGCCGTGGTGCTGCCCAGCATCCGCAAGAACGGCGGCTACATTGCCGGGCAGGAGGAGCTTTCCCCGCAGGAGCTTATGGCAAAGGCCCTGCTGGTCGCGCAGAAGACCCTGACTGACCGCGATGCCCGCATCAAGGAGCTGACGGCGCAGAACCAGATCATGCAGCCGAAGGCTGAGTATTTTGACGAGCTGGTGGCCCGGAACCTGCTGACCAACTTCCGCGAAACCGCCAAGGAGCTGGGCATCAAGGAGAAGGACTTCATCGGCTGGCTGCTCGACCATAAGTACGTCTACCGTGACCAGAAGAACAAGCTGATGCCGTATGCGGCAAAGAACAACGGCCTGTTCGAGGTGAAAGAGGGCAAGGGCCGGCACAACGACTGGGCCGGAACCCAGACGCTCATCACCCCGAAGGGCCGGGAAACCTTCCGCCTGCTGTGCAAGGAACCGCCTGTTTTACCGCAGTTCACCGAATTGTAAACCGACATCAGGGTGATTGTAAACCGGAAAGGAGCCGCTTTTCCACCGCAATCACCGAAATGGTCGGAAAACGCAAAGCCCAGAATTGGCTGTTTTGGGAATATATCCACCTTTTTTGGATAAATATTCAAAAATGGCCGAAAACAGGCCAAAATCCGCAGGAACGTCCACCGGACAATCCGGCGGAGCGTCCGACTATAACCGTACCTTACCCAACCAAACCGTAACCTGTTGTCAAATTTTCACTTCGTTCAAATTTGCCAACGGTGCGGGCGCGGGGCCGAGCATCAGGCAGGGGCTTTTTGCAACTGCCGCAAATAAAGCCATCCAGCGGCTTTCAATCCTCTGACACAAAATTATCCCACAAGCACATTTGGGACGTTTCCCGGCACTCATCAGAAGTTCTCAGAGGGCATTAAGCCATAATCTCAACTGCGGCGGTGCAAATCGCCGCTTTTTTGCTGTTCAGAACCAGAAAAGGAGGCGAAAACAGTGAATGATACCGTCCACGGACACATGGTACAAGACCTGCTCCGCCACCGCTTCGGCAGTCACGATAACCTGATATGCAAATATTCACAAAAGTACCCCGTTCAGGCGGAACGCGAGTTCCAGCGGCTCACCAATGCCTACATCCGTATCTTGAACGAACTGCTGAAGGAGTATCTGCCGGAGATCAGGGACGCGGCCCGCGCAGAGCGTGAAGCTGGTCAGCGCCATGATGACGCTTCAGACCTGATTGCAAAGGTCAAAACGGTTTTCTCCAAGATGACCGTGGAGCTGGAGCGGCGCACCTCTATGTTTGGCCTGCACAGCAAGATCGAGTCTATGGCAAAGCTCACGCGGAAGTTGAGCATCCGGGAGTGGAAGAAAGCCGTCAAGTCCACGCTGGGCATCGACCTGATGGATGACTACTACACCGGCGAGCTGTACAGAACGATGATGGAACGCTGGGTCGAGGACAACGTGGCGCTCATCAAGACCATCCCGCAGGAAAGTCTGGGGCGTATGCGCCAGATCGCACTGGAGGGCTATCGAAACGGCGAAACCACGACGACCATCGTCAAGCAGATTCAGCGGACGTACAGCGTAGACCGGCGGCACGCCCAACTGCTTGCCCGCGACCAGATCGCCAAGCTGAACGGTGACATCACTCAGCAGCAACAGCAGGACGCAGGCGTGGTGGAGTACGTCTGGTCAACCTCTGGCGATAGCCGCGTCCGCCCAAGCCATGCTGCGCTGAACCACAAGCGGTTCCGCTGGGATGACCCGCCGGTGGTCGATGAAAAGACCGGGCGGCGCTGTCACCCCGGCAAAGACTACCAGTGCCGCTGCTGCGCACTGCCGGTCTTCAGCATCAAAACCGTTGACCTGCCGGTCACGAAAGGGGGCGATGGCCGTGGATGAAACCATCCTGTAAGACCTGAGAGGGGAGTTGTTCAACATGGAAAACGATATGAAGGTTCAGCGCTTTGACAGCCTGCCGCTGGATGCCACCTATTTCACAGATGAGGGCTACCTTGTAGACCACCCCATCGTGACATCGGTGGGCATTTTTGTTTATCACAACCCGGACGGTTCCGAGCGCCGGGAGCTGCGGTTGCCTGAAGAAGTCTTTGCTGAAAAGAGCCTTGCGTCCTACAAGGGAAAGCCCATCATCGTAACGCATGATGCTGGCTACGTTGACACAGACAACGTGAAAGAGGAGAGCATCGGCACGATTTTGTCGGAGGGCTACCGGGACGGCGATGATGTCCGTGCAGAAATCATCATCCACGACACCGACAGCCTGAAAAAGTACAAAATGCGTGAGCTGTCCTGCGGCTACAACCTGCGTCTGGACGAAACGCCCGGTGTCTGGGAGGGGCAACCCTATGATGCCATTCAGCGGGACATCGAAATCAACCATCTTGCTCTTGTCGATAAGGCGAGGGCTGGTGAACAGGCCCGGCTCAACATTGATGGGCAGGGCCACGACTGCATGAAAGGAGAAAAACTGAACATGGAAAACACCACCAAGAGAACTGATGGCGCTCCCACCCCGGAGGAGCTGGCCGCTGCTGTGGAGGCGTTCAAGAAACGCCGTGCAGAGCGTTCTGGTGCTGCGGCCGACGGCGGTATTACCGCAGAGCCGCCTGCGCAGACCGCCGGTGCTGCTGAAGGCGAACAGCCGGATGCAGTTCAGCAGGTCAAAGACCGCCGTGACCGCCGCGATTCTGAGGGCGACCCGGCAGATATGCCCGGCGCAATGGGCGTGATCGCGCAGCAGGACGAGGACATCGACACCCTGCTGGGAGTTATCGACGTTCTGAAAGCTGCTGGCACGACCACTGACGGCGCTGAGGGCGACTGCGGCAACACTCAGACCGATGGCGACGGCGAGGGCGCTGAAGGCAACGCTGATGAAGGCGGCGACACCGCACAGGATAAGAAAGACCGCGCAGATTCCGCCAATGACTTCCGTGAGCTGCTGCGCGTTGTCCGTGTCGGCGACCGCCTGAATATGGATGGTCTGGAGGCAATGAGCGTCAAGGATGCCAAGAAGGCCGTTCTGGGCAAGCTGAAGCCCACACTGCATCTGGATGGCAAGAGCGCTGCCTATGTCAACGCAGCGTTCGACATGGCCGTTTCCGAGATGAAGGAGCGCAAGGACACCAACTATCAGCGTTCCCAGATGATGCACGGCGATGGCAAGCCCCCTGTGAAGCAGACCAGCTCCGCTTCCGAGGCCCGCCAGCGCATGATCGACCGCAGAATGAAGAAGGAGGAAAAGTAAGATGGGTGTTCAGAAAACCTACGGCTATGCAACCAGCAAGGGTGTTGCAGGCGGCATCTACGATATGTTCCACTACCCGGTGGACTCCCGTTTCAACGAGGAGGCGACCGGCAAGCTGCATTTCGGTGTCGGCGTTGTCACCGGCAAGGTTCCGGGCAGCGGCGTTGCGCTGCCGACCAGTGCAAGCACTGCTGATAACTTCGAGGGTGTTGTCATCAACGGCTTCGACCGCCAGCAGGATTTGGAGGGTAAGCTCTACGTCCTGAACAACCAGACTGTTGGCGTTATGCGCCGTGGCCGCGTTTGGGTGCGTCTGGCAACCGGCGCTGCACCCACCTATGGTGATGCCCTGCACATGATCGTGGAAGGCGATGAAGCAGGCTGCTTCGCAAAGGAGGGCGGCATCGCAATTCCCGGTCGTTTCATCGGTGCGGCCAGCAATGGCGTTGCGCCGGTGGAGCTGTACGGCGTTCCTGCCGCGAGCGGCGCTGACGGTCACGCTGCATCCACCGACGATGCCAAGCCTACTGTCTGAGAGAAGGAGGACAAAATCAGATGAACACTAACCAGAAATCCATGAGATACGACCAGAACGACTACGACGCTCTGCTGCACTCCAAGATTCCGGCCGCTCTGGTCGAAACTCCGCAGATGAACTTCGATGATGCCAGCGATGCCTCCGTGTTCTTCGCCCGCGAGCTGGATTACGTCAAGTCTCAGTCCTACGATGTGGAGTACCCGGAGTTCACCGCGCTGAAGCTGTTCCCGGTCTCCAGCGAAATCAACCCCGGTGCCGAGACCGTCACTTACTACAGCTACGATAAGACCGGCATGGCGAAGATTATCAGCAGCTACAGCACCGACCTGCCCCGTGCTGATGTGAAGGGTAAGCCCACCACCGCCATCATCAAGTCTCTGGGTGACAGCTACGGCTACTCCATTCAGGAAATGCGTGCCTCTGCTATGGCAGGCAAGTCGCTGGATGCCCGCAAGGCTGAGTCCGCCCGCTACCAGATCGACTACCTGAACAACAAGATCGCGTGGAATGGCGATGCCGAGACCGGCCTGCGCGGCGTTCTGTCCAAGGACAACGATGTGCCGCTGTACGTCCCTGCAACCGGCGCAAAGGGGTCTACCAAGTGGGCCGACAAGACCGAGGACGAGATTCTGGCCGACATCACCGGTATGCTGAAGCAGGTCGCCCGCACCACCAAGAAGGTGGAGAAGCCGGACACTCTGGCCCTGCCGTCCGAGGCGTATATCGAGATTCAGAACCGCCGTATCGAAAGCACTGCGACCACCGTGCTGAAGTACGTTCAGGACAATATCAAGGATATTGCCCGCATCGTCTCCTGCCCGGAGCTGGACCCCGACAGTGTGGACACCAACCCCTATGCGGCAGAAAGCGATGGCAAGGGCGTTGCGCTGCTGTTCAAAAACGACCCCCGCAAGTTCACTATCGAGAACCCGCTGTCCTTCATGCAGTACCCGGTTCAGCCTGAAGGTCTGGAGATGGTCGTTCCCTGCGAGGCCCGCACCGCAGGCGCTATCATCTACTACCCCATGTCCATGCTGATTGCTACTGGCATCTGCTGATTCACCCGTGGAGCTGCCGTGCGTTTGTGCGGCGGCTCCTATCTTTTTGTAAAGGAGCCATGATATGAAACTGAAGAATATCGGAAACAAAATCATCAGCGTCGGCGCTACCGTGATCCTGCCGGGTGAAGCCAAGGAAGTCACCGGCTATGATGACAACGAGATCGTGAAGTTCTTCATCGGGCAGGGAAACCTGTCCGAGGTCAAGAGCCGCACTGCTGCGAAGGAGAAATAAGTCATGGAAGATGCCGTCAGAATTTTCAGGCTGGTTGCCACCGAGTTCGACGTGCTGAACGATGAGACCGTTGAGGCATGGCTGAACCTCACAGCGCCGCTCATCAGCAAGAAGGTGTTCGGGAAGCTGTATGACCAAGCCATCGCACTCCTGACGGCACATCGCCTGAAAATGGCAGGCTATGGCGACAACCAGTACGGAAGCGTAGGTGACGCTCTGCGCGTTGGAAGCTACACTGAAGGCGAAACGTCTGTCAGCTTCAACGTAAATCAGGGAACCAACCTGATGGCAGATGCCGAACTGGCGCTGACTCCCTATGGTCTGGAGTATTTGACGCTGCGGCGGCTGGTCGTGATCTCGATTCACTCAGCGGGTGAGTGCCGATGACTGGCGGGTGGGACCGGCTGACCCCGGAAGGGGAAAAGTTCTTTCGCCAAATTGATGAGCTTCAGGACAAGGAGGTCTTTGTAGGCTTCCAAGCGGGCAAGGTCGCGGATGACCGGGGCGTTGATATGGCGCAAATCGCCATGTGGAACGAACTGGGAACCTCGACCGCGCCCTCCCGGCCGTTCCTGCGCAAGAGCGTTGATGAGAACGCCGACCCCATCAACGCCATGTGCGCCCAGCAGCTAAAGTCCATTACTGCGGGCGGAACGGCCGAGCAATGCCTGAAGCAAATCGGCGTGTTTGGCGTTGGTTTAGTTCAAGAGAAAATCGAGAGTGGCAGTTACGAGCCGAACGCTCCCTCCACCATCCGCAGGAAAAAATCGGACAAGCCGCTGATTGATACCGGCAAGATGCGGCAGTCTGTCAAATACGTCATTCGCAAGAAGGGAAGTGGTTGATATGGGTCTGGGCATTTTCCGCAGAGCTTTTGTTGTGCGTCGCTTCGGAGAGGAGAACATTGTCGATGGCTATGGGGTTTCCGGGTATAAAGACTTCATTGCGTCCCTGAATGTTCAGCCGCTCTCCAAAGATGAGCTTCAGGCGCTCCCGGAAGGTGAGAACACCGTAAAGCGCATGAAGGCTTTCGGCGATCTCGTTTTCCACACAGCAGACCGCTCTGCTGGCCGCAGAGCCGACTGGCTTTTCTATCAGGGGCGGATGGACCCGGAAGGACACTGGTATGAATGCGTCAGCTCGCTGGGGTGGGACCACACGATGGTGGGTCACTGCCGCAGCGAGTTTGTTCAGGTTTCAGCAGCAGAGGCCAATCGTATGCCGCGCCCTGAAATCCGAGCAGATGGGAAAGGCGGGTATTGCTGCGTATGACGCTTGCCGAACTGAAGAAGCTGCTTGTGCAGCTCACCCAAACGTACTTTGCCGGAGCAACCGTGACGTATGCCAAGCAGAGCTTTGTAGCAAAGCCCGGCAGTCCGCTGGTCACGCTGACCACCGGCTCTGTCAACCGGTCGAGAAACCCGCCGGTCAAAATCATTGAAGGCACACCGGTAGCCTTTTATCCTGCATCTGTTCCTGTGCAGATTGATCTGTTCACGCATGGCAGGCAGGAAGAAGTGGCACCGGGGTTCACCCCCATTGCCGAAAACACGGCTGAGGATGATATGCTGGCCTTTGAGAGCTTTCTGAACTCGCCGTTCGTAACGCAGTGGTGTCACCAGCATGACATCGCCATTGTCGTTCCCACGGCGGTTCAGGATTTGACCGATTTGGTGCATGATACCAACTACGAGTTCCGAGCAATGCTGGAAATCGCTGTGTATTTCACCATGACCGCCATCGGTTTTACTGGAACGCTGGACATCGACAGCGTGAAGCATTCTGGTGGCGAAGATGACATCCAAGCTGATGATGTCATCGAGATCGAGCCGCAGGTGACCCCGACACCCAGCGGCGGTGGTAGTTCGGAAATGACTGCCCATGAGGGCGAATATTTCACGAACGCCGAGATAAACAACCGACTCGTAAAGGAGGAAGATGACACATGAGCAACAACCTCGATAGGATTTGTACCGTGGACATTTCGCTGGCGTCCCCCATCTCCAACGATGCCAACTTCGACAATATCCTGATTCTGGGTCCGGCACTCGCAAATCCGACTGAAGATGTACCTGCCGTTGGCGTGTACAACAGTCTGGAGGAACTGACGGCGCTGGGCATCGTTGCCACCGGTGAACGCGCCGACCCTGTTGGCGTGGCAGCACGGGTGGCTTTTTCGCAGTCTCCCAGACCCCATGAGGTCTATGTTGCCTTTATGGGCGACATCGTGGACAAAGAGAGTGAAGACCCTGCATTGCAGACCGTAAGCGCGGTTCTGGAGAACGCGCTGGCCGTCAATGGCTGGTACTGCATCTGCCCGGTCGGTCTGGCGGATGAAAAGGTCAAGGAAATCATCCAGTGGACCGAAACCCAGAACAAGCTGTGCGGCTACATCGACAAGGATCCGGATAAACCCATTGTGGATGCCGGCCTTTATCTGCGCAGCTTCCCGTTCTTCCCGAAAGAAACGGCCGACCAGTTGGAGAACGACATCCCGGCTGAGAACCTGTACGGCATGGCTGTAGCTGCGGCCGTCAAGGCGATGAACTACCACGCCGGTCAGGAAACGTGGGCACTGATGCCGCTTGCGACCGTTTCTCCTGCAAAGCTGACCAGCACGTTTATCAAGAAACTGGAGGCTGCAAATTTCAACTACGTCATTACCGTGGCATCCAAGAATATCACGCAGGGCGGCAAGACCGGCGGCGGTGAGTGGATTGATGTTATCCGCTTCCGCGACTGGCTCCAGAACGATATGCAGGTTCGTGTCGTGAACCTGCTCATCGTCAACCCGAAGATTCCTTACACCGACAACGGCATCGGCCTTGTTGAGAACCAGATGCTCGCATCCCTGAAGGACGGCCAGAAGTACGGCGGCATCGCTCCCACGGAGTATGATGCAGACGGCAATGCCATTCCGGGCTATACCACGTCTGTGCCGCTGGCGGCAGACCTGACCAGCGTGCAGAAAGCATCCCGCATTCTGAAGGACTGCAAGTTCTCGGCCCGCATTGCTGGCGCTATCCATGTGGTGGAAATCAAGGGTTGCCTGACCTACGAGAACCTGTAAGGGAGGGAAAATAAATGTCCAGCAAGATTAAGACCTACAACCCGAAGGAAGTTATCGTCACCTGTGGTACGCACATCGTCACTGGCTATGCGGATGACAGCTTCATCAGCATTGAGCCGAACGGAGACGGCATCACCAAGAAGACCGGCTGTGATGGTGAAATTGCCCGCTCGATTTCGCCGGATAACACCTACAAAGTCAAGCTCACCCTGTTGCAGACCAGCGACAGTAATTCGTACTTCTCCGGCATGGTTGATCTCGACCGCGACACCGGCAACGGCCTGTTCCCGATTTTGATTAAGGACCTGAAGGGCGGTTTGGTGTTCAGCACGGAAGCCGCATGGTGCGTAAAGAAAGCCCCGGTCACTCGCGGCAAGGAAACCAACAACCGCGAGTGGGAGCTTGACACCGGCGATGCAACCCTGAAAGAGTAAGGAGGACGCTGATGAATAATCTGAAGCAGCTCGAAACCCGCGAAGTAAACGTTGGCGAGAACATCTTCTACATCCGTCCGCTCCCGGCGTTCAAAGCAGCAAACATGACCGGCGAACTGGCAGCGCTCGTTCTGCCGCTCGTGTCTGGCCTTGCGCCGCTGCTGTCCGCCGTGGACACGGAAAAGGAGGGCAATGGTCTGCTCGACATCAAGGTGGAGGATGCAGCTCCCGCGATTGCGGGGGCTTTCTCTTCGCTCGATGGCGATAAGGTTGAGAAAATCCTGAAGCACCTGCTGATCGCGGGCAGCAACATCTCGGTGGAGCAGCCGGGCGAAAAGGCGCGCCTGCTTACGGAAGACCTCGCCAACGAGGTGTTCTGCACCGATGTGCAGGATATGTTTATTCTGGCGTTTGAGGTCATCCGCACCAACTACAACGGTTTTTTCAAGAAGCTCGGCGACCGATTTGGCAAAGTCGCCGAGTGGGCGGAGAGGACGATGGCTCAGGCCCGGAACGCTACGGCGACCTCGACCTCAGCGGTTTCACAGAGCTTGAGCTGAGAATGTATATCCTCATCAAGGCTCGGCTGGCATCCATGTGGGAGCTGAAGAACTGCTATACGCTGGACGAAGCTCTGAAGCTCTATGCACTGTACCGCATGGAGCAGGACGTGGAAGCCGGCCGGGTAGAGGATATGGCTAAGGAGGTGAGCTGACCAGTATGACCATACGCGACATCGGCATCCTGTTTGGCTACAAGGTCGATCAATCCTCCGAGCAGAAGGTAGAGGGCAGCATCAAGTCGCTGAAGTCGATGGCCTCCAAAGTTCTCGGCGCGGTCGGTATTACGCTGTCCGTCGCGGGCACCAAGAACGCCATTGATGGCTGCGTTGAGGTGGCATCCTCCATTGAAGAGATGCAGAACAAGTTCGATGTTGTCTTCGGCGGTATGCGGAATGAAGTCGATAAATGGGCGCAGGAATACTCCGATGCCATTGGCCGCAACAAAAACGACATCAAGACCTACCTTGCCGATCAGCAGAACTTGCTGGTCGGCTTTGGCATGACCCGCCAAGCTGGCGCTGAAATGGCCGAGCAGATGACCTCGCTGGCCCTCGACCTTGCCTCGTTTGGTAACATGGACGAAACAGCGTCCGTAAACGCCATGACGAAAGCTGTCATGGGCGAGTCTGAAGCCGCCAAGACGCTGGGCGCGGTCCTGAACGACAGCACCAGAGCGCAGGCGATGGCTACGCTGGGCCTGAAGGGAACCTACGATAAGTTGGACCAGCTCACGAAGATGCAGGTCAACTATCAGGCCATCCTCCAGCAAAGCCCGGATGCCATTGGCGACTGCCAGCGCAGCCTCGACAGCTACGAAAGCACCAAAAAGCGGTACATCGCCAAGCTGAAGGAAATCAAAACGATAGTCGGCCAGTTCTTCCTGCCGACCTATCAGAAGATTCTGAGCATTGGAGCAAAGGGCCTGACGATGATTCGTGACTGGCTCCAGAAGCTCACCGACCTTACGGATAAGCTGGGCGGCTCACAGCGTGTCCTTGCTATTCTGACCGCTGCGTTCACTGCCATGCTCGTGGCGATGAACCTCAAGAAAATCGGAGCGGCAATAACCGGCTTTACGAAGCTGGCACGGGCAATAGGGCTGGGCCACGGAAAGGCGCTGGCCTTTTTTGCGGTCTTCCTGTTGCTGGCCCTCGTGATTGAGGACTTCATCTCGTTCATGCGGGGCGACAAAAGCCTGCTCGGAACCATGCTCGAACGAGCTGGCGTAGACTGCGAAAAGCTGCGCCAGAACATCGTCGGAGTATGGACGAAGATCAAGCAGGCCATCGGCTACATCGGCGAAGGCATCCGTAATGTGGTTGTTCCCATATTTGAGGGCATCCGAACTGCGGCGGTGGTGGCGTTTGAGGAGATACAGCAAGCCGTAGCCAAGGTAGCCCCCGGTATCGCTCAGTTCTTCAAGGAATTGTCGAGCGGGAAGGTTGATAAGAAAAAATGGACAGACATCGGTGAATCCATCGGCAGAATTGCCGTGGGCGTGGTGGCTGTCATAGCCGCTGTCAAGGGCATCTCGGCTATCTTTGGCGTGATTACAACCGTTATTTCTGTTGTGAAAGCGGTCATTTCCGTTATTAAGCTGGCCTTTGTTGTTGTAAAGAGCATCATCACCGTTATCAAGGTGGTCGGTGCGGTAATCTCTGTTCTTGCCAGCGCCTTCGGCCCGGTCATTCTGGCAATCGCCGCTGCAATCGCAATCGGCGTTTTGCTGTGGAAGAACTGGGACAAGATTCGTGAGGCGGCAGGCAATCTGCTGGAAGGCATCAAGGCTACGATTGGCAACGTCCGCGATGCCATTGTGACGGGCATCCAAGCGGCCATCGACTGGATAACATCTCTCCCGGCTGAAGCCCTGAAGTGGGGCTCCGACATCATCGACGGCATCGTATCAGGCATCCAGTCTGCGGTAGGTCGTGTAGGCGAGGCTGTAAAAGGCGTAGCCGATAAGATCAAGTCGTTCCTCGGCTTCTCGGAGCCGGAGGATGGCCCCCTGAGCGACTTCCACACCTATATGCCGGACATGATCGACCTGATGGCATCGGGCATCACTTCCGGCAAGAAGAAGGTGAAGGATGCACTGGAAGGCATGACCGGCGAAATGTCGGTCATCGCCAAGGCCAATGTGGTTTCCAAAGCTACCGGGCGGGGCGCAACCGGCAGAACGACCGGTGGACGCACTGTGACCCAGAACGTAAACATCAACAACCAGTTCAACGGCGACCGCGCCGGGCAGCAAAAGAGTTCTGAGGCTATGGATAAGGCCGCAGGCGATGCTACCGGCGAGATGGCCCGTGCGCTGGCATTTGCAAAGTAGGTGAGAGTACATGGCAAGAGCAAAACAGCCCGTCAGCGTCGATGACATCGAGTTTGATGCCCTGATCGACTCCGAAGAAGGCTATGAAGCGGATGTGCCTGAGTACCCGACCGAAAAGGGCTTCAGTGTAAGCGACACCATCGTTCTGAAGGCCGACACCCTGAATATGACGCTCTATGTGACCGATACGCCGGTGACATGGAGGGAGCGTACAGGCTCCGGCCCCGGAAAGACGGAGGGCGTTGTTCGTCGGCTGAAGGACCTGTATTTCGCCAAGAAGATTCTCGAAGTCACGACCACTGACTGCGTGTATTCCAACATGGTAATTACAAGCATGAACATCAAGAAGTCTGTGGAGGTCGGCTACGCCCGTGAGATTCCGATAGCCTTCAAGAAGATCGAGGTGACGGAAACAGCCACCGCAGAAATCCCGGCCAGCTACGGCAAGTCGGGCAAAACAGCAAAAGCCGCTGGAAAAGCAAGCACAACCGCCGCAAGTACGGCAGGAAGCAGCTCGTCCGGCGGCTCCTCTGCATCAGGTTCTTCGTCCAGCTCTAGCAGAGGCTCCGTTCTCTATAACGCTGCCAGCAGTTTCGGCTTACTGGGATAAGGAGGGCGTTCGTGGACTACTTCGTCATCGAAGTCCCGGACATGAACGACAGCGTTGTCAAAGTTTCCCTCCAAAGCAGGCTGTATCAACTGCGATTCACATGGAATGACACCGGCGGCTACTGGATGCTCGGAGTGATGGATTCACTCGGAACGCCACTGCTACTCGGTGTCAAGATGGTCCCGCAGTTTCCGCTCAATCTGCTGTTCGGCCGGGATGATATGCCCAGCGGCATCTTCGCTGTCCTGACCGAAAAGGAGAGCGTCGGTCGGCAGGATTTTGCCGATGGGACGGCTCGTTTTGTGTTTGTCCCGGCATGATGCTGGAACAAATCATCCAGTAAAATCAATTCTCATTTTGAACAAATCTTCGATGGCGGGTTTGACAATTCGCTCTCAGAAGGTTCCAGACAAATTTCCATATACTTTTACTGGTAAAGTCCGGGTTTAATCAGAGGCTTTTCAGAGGTTTTGGGATGAATGTTGCTCAAAATGGCCGATTTTACACAGAATCCGTTGGATTGTCCGCCGGACAGTCCTCGGACTGACCAAAACGGGAAACTTTTGAAAAACGCTCATATCATTGGTCACTTTCATTGTATTACCAGAACGGTAGGTAAGAATGAAGATGTGAACCGGGCAAACAAAAAAGAACCAGCGGCTCGCCCTACAAAAGCACCGCTGGTTCCAATCTCTTGCCCGGAAACATCCAAAGAAGTTCCGTTTCTATGATTATATCATGTCAGCGGGCTTCTTTCAAGAACAAAGGAGTGAGTTGATAAGAGGAAACCTTCAGGGCTGCGGAAACGCGGCCTTTTTTGTTGCCATCGAAAGGGGAGAATGCCGTGGAAAATTTCGACAGGCAGTACCGGCTGGCGGCGGGCAAGGCAGGCTCGGCCGGGTTTGAAATTGGCAGCGGCAAGCGACCGCTGCACGTTTCGTTTTCGGTAGAAAAGGCCGACACCAACAGCCAGAATACGGCCAAAGTGACTATCTGGAATCTGAGCGACGAACACCTTGCAGAGCTGAGAAAAAACGACTGCGTGGTCGTACTCCATGCAGGGTATGGCGATACACGTCCGCTCATCTTCACCGGCGTGGTCACATTTGCTACGACAAAAGCTGACGGAGCAGACAGGGCAACGGAGATCGAGCTGGTGGATAACCGCATTGAAGTCCGCGACACCTACGTTTCCGTAAGCTATGCCGGGGCTGTAAACTGCAAGACCCTGATACAGGACACCGCAGACCAGATGGGCGTGACGGTTTCTTTCTCCTACAACGCAGAGTTCAAGGACATCCCGAATGGCTACAGCTATGTTGGCCCGGCAAGAAATGTGCTGACGAAAGCCTGCGAAACCAGCGGATTGACGTGGAGCATCAACAACGGCGTCTTACAGGTCAAAAAGCCGGGCGATACGATGAGCCGCGAGGTGTATGAGCTTTCGGCAGAAAAGGGCCTGCTGGGCCTCCCAGAGCGTGTCCAAATCTCCAATGAGGACAAGGGGTACAGCTACGGCTGGGACGTGGAGTACCTGATGAACGCCGCAATCGGACTGGACGATTATGTGTACCTGAACAGCAAAGTAGTCAAGGGCTATTTCCGGGTCTACTCGGTGCGGATTGAGGGCGACAATATGGAAGGTTCATGGAGCTGCACGGCCCGCCTGCTGGAGGTGAAGCAAAAATGATGCAGGAGTTTGTTGACCAAATCAATAAAAGCGCCCGCAGCGCGACGGAGGATATGCACACGGCTCTGCCGGGCGAGATAAAAAGCTACGACCCGGGCAAGGGCGTCGCCACCGTGTTACCGAAAGCAAAGTTCACAAAGCCCGATGGCAGCACGATGGACTTTCCAGAAATCTCAGGCGTCCCGGTCATGTTCCCGCAGAGCAAAAACGTCACCATTGCATGGCCCATCAAGAAAGGCGATGGATGCCTGCTGGTTTTCAGTGAGCAGGCACTCGATTACTGGATGTACGGCAAGGAAACTGACACCAAACTGAAGTTTGACCTGACCAACGCCATTGCCATTCCAAACCTCACATCTGGCGGCAACAGCACCATGAAGTTGGCCTGTGATGAGGATGCCGTAGCCATTGCCGCAGGCGACACAAAAGCCAAGATCACGCCCAAGACCGCAGAACTGACTCTCGGTTCGGCCAAGGTCAAAGTGGAGCCGAGCCTTGTGCAGATCACAGTCGGCGGCACGGTGCTTGCAATTTCACCCGACGGCGTGGACATCACCGGAAAGCTCACGGTCAAGGGTGGCATCACCGCAAGGGATGATGTCAAGGCATCCAACGGCAGTATCAGCCTTGCAAACCACGTCCACAGGGGCGACAGCGGCGGCATGACCGGGAAGCCGCAGTAAAGGAGGGAAAAGCGTGATAGACCTGAAGCTCGATGCCACCGGGGACTTAGAACTCTCGGCGGCGGGCGATATATCATCTACGGACAGCATCATTCAGGCTGTCCGTATTCGTTTGCTCTGGTTTTTCGGAGAGTGGAGGCTGATGCCGTCGCTGGGTTTCCCTTACTTCGAGAACCTGCTGGTCAAAAATCCGAATGAGTCCAAACTCCGGCATCTTATCCGGGAAACCGTGATGTCTGTCGATGGAGTGAAGGATGTGACGGATATTTCGTTTGACATTGACAAAAAGAACCGCAGTGCGTCCGTTGCGATCTCGTTTACTACGGACGAAGACAGGTTCAGAGAGGAGATCAGAATACCGTGGCAAAATATGGCTTAACACCGCAGGGACCTAACCCGAAACGTCTGGATGCAATCCTCGATGATATGCACGAACGAATGTCGGCCCGCCTCGGCGTGAACACCCGCCAGAACCCACAGTCTTTGCTGAATCACCTGCTGACCAATGTAGCAGATGAAATCGCAGAGCTGTGGGAATTTGGCGTGGATGTGTATCACTCGGAGTACGTTTCCAGCGCGACCGGAGTGAGCCTTGACTATGCAGCGCAGTTCGGCGGCTCCACGCGCGGAATGGCTGCAAAGTCCTACTACAGCATCCTCTGTACCGGCGTGGACGGTACGGCTATTCCGGTCGGCACGTCGATTGCATCCGACACCAGCCCGGCCACGAACCTTGTTTCCAGCGCAGACGCAGAGATCACGAGAGCATCCTTCAACAAGGCCACCGTTATCCTCGCGTCCCCGGAGGCAAAAACAGCCCTTGGGGTGGCTCTTAACGGAAACCTATACACCATTACCCCTGACCCCAAACAAAGCACCAGCGAAGCCCTAGAGGCTCTGGGAACAGCCATCACGGATAAGGACTTCCATGTGACGGTCATCAACGACACCATCGTGATCGAGGCGGTCGATGAAACCAGCTCCAATACGCTGGTCCTGTCAGAAAACCTGACCACTGCTTCTGTGGGCAGCATCGTCACATTTGAGACTGCCGAGCCGGGCGACATCTTCATTCCGAACGGCGTAATCACGAAGATCACGAAAGCTGTTCCGGGCATGGAGTCCGTGGTCAACGTGGGAAGCTATGTTGCCGGTCAGCTCGCAGAGAGTGATGTGGAGTTCAGAAAGTCCTATATGAACAAAATCTACAACCGCTCGTCTGCCATGCTGGAAAGCATCAGGAGCGCCATCCTGAAGAATGTGCAGGGTGTGGTGAGCGTAGCTCCCTATGAAAACTGCACAAATGAAGTCGATTCTGCCGGCCGGTGGCCGCACAGCATCGAAGTTGTGGTCGAGGGCGGTGACGCAACGGAAATTGCCCAGCAAATCCTGAACACAAAGGCGGGCGGCATCAACACTTTCGGCAGTGTAGAAACTACCCTGCACGGCGTTTATGGGGAGGACATCGTGGTGCGCTTCAACCGCCCGACGTACGTCAAGGTCTGGTTCAAGGTTGGCGTCACTCTGAGTCCGAACACAAATCCGCCTGCCAACTATGTCGAGCTTATCAAAGAGCAGATTCTGGAGAAAATGAGCACACTGGGGGCGGGCGAGAACGTCATCCCACAGAAGTTCAACCTTCAGGTGTCTGGCATCGACTACATCGACGTATGGTTGTTTGCAACACCGAATGACGGCGATATGCCCACTGGCTACACCCAGCGCAGCGTGTCCATCTCGTCACGGGAGCGGGCCGTTACGGACGAAAACAGGATTGAGGTGGTCATGGATGGCTGATTACATCCAGAAGCTCCGGGATGATCTTGTGGAGCAGTTCAAGGGCAAGCCGGTCATCGACGCACTCATGGAGGCCGTTGGTGATGAGCTGAACGAGGTTCGACAGTTCTACGAAGACCTGTGCGACAAGCGGAATATCCAGACCGCAGTTGGGAAGCAGCTTGACGGCATCGGCGGCAATGCGGTTCTGACCCGCCTTGAAGCCGGTGCTTTGGCCTGCACCAGGGAATCGGTCTACGTCCTGAACGACGATGACTACCGAACGTACCTGATATACAAAATCTGGAAGAACACCAACCGCTGCACCTACTATGACATCATCCGGGCGTTCAAAATGTTCTGGGACAAGCCGCTGCATTACAGCGAGGACCCGGATGTTCCGGCTACCATGATTTTTGAAACCGACGCCCTGACGCCGGAAGATGATGTTTCCAAGCTGCTGAATGCACCCTTTATCAAGGCCGCAGGCGTAGCCATCATGGTGGTCGCAAAGACTGAATCACCAGAAATGGTCGCAGATGTGCCGATGCAGGCCATTCTGGGGCGCGGCTATATGACCACGACCCTGCCGGAGATAGCAGTTGGCGAGGACTTTATCGACACCGTGCTGCCGGTCCCCGCAGCACAGAACATCACGCAGACGAAACTGCCCGAAATCGAGGAGGATAAGTTATGAGCTACTATGGCTTTGTTGTTACGGACAGCGGTCGAGAGCTGATTGCCAAGCTGGTTGCAGGGCAGCAGCTCCCGATCTCGAAGATTATGGTGGGAAGCGGAATCGTCCCGGACGATGTGAAGCCTGCATCCATGACCGCGCTGGTTGAGCCGGTCGCTGCTGGCACATCGACTGCGCCGGTCTATGATGGAGCCAGCGTCCGCATGATCGTTGAATACCGCTCCGACCTGAACGGCGGTCTTGACCATGGATTCTGGCTCCGGGAGTTCGGCGTATTCGCCTTTGACCCGGACAAGGGCGAAGTCCTTATCTACTACGGAACGCTGGGCGATTATCCGCAGTACGTCAGCGCCGCCTCTGACACCGGCGTGGACGTCCGCCGTTTCCCGGTGTGCATCGTCATCGGCGAGGGGCTGGGCGTCACCGTAGACTATAAGTGCGAGGCATGGATGACGGCGGAGGACGTTGAGCAGTATTGCTCGGTCACGATGCTTCCCGCATTCCTCCGGGAAGCCCAGAAGCTCGTGGATGCCCACAATGACGATGAGGAGGCCCACCACTCCATCCAGAACAGCATCTCCGACGTGTCCGCCCGGCTGGCTTTGCTGGAACTGATGTTCAATACGTCCGTCACCGGGAACCCGTTCACGGTCACGTTTGAAACGCTGGACGGGACCATCGTGGAGGGTGTTTGGAACACCACGGCAAAAAGAATCGAGTTCTAATGAAACGAATGAACTTATCCCGTTCACCGCCGCTCTATTTGAAACAAAATTTTACTATAAATTCAATAAAAGGAGGCCTTTTTTATGGCTTATGTAACCTTGGGTTCCAAAGCAGTCGGCAGCACCATCAAGCTGAAAGTAAATGGTTCTGCCAGAAACTTCATCGTTGTCCATCAGGGTAAGCCGTCCAGCGTCTATGACGATAGCTGCAATGGTACTTGGTTGCTGATGAAGGACATCTACGAAAGCCGCCAGTGGGATAGCTCGAACACCAACGATTATGCCAACAGCTCCATCCATTCCTACCTGAACAGCACGTTCATGAATCTGGTCGAGTCGAGCATCAAGAACGCCATCAAGCAGGTAAAGATTCCGTATCGCAAGGGCCACGGTACGTCAAAGACCGTCACCAGTGGCTCGAATGGCCTGTCTGCGAAGATTTTCCTGCTCAGTGCGACCGAAACGAGTTTCAGCTACGACTATATGCCGAGCGGCGAGGGTGCAGAGCTAGCCTATTTCAAGGGCTGTGCAGATCATAGTTCGGATTCCAAGCGTGTTGCCTATCTCAACGGTTCTGCCACCGTCTGGTGGCTCCGCTCTCCGGGCTGCAACGTCTCCGCCAAACGCGCGCTGGTCGTCGGCTCCGATGGCGACGGTGGCGACACCAGCTGCTCCTACTCGTACGGCATCCGCCCCGCTTTGATTTTGCCTTCTACTCTCTTGGTGTCTGACGATGGCACGGTCTCGACTAACACCGCACCCTCTACCCCGGGCAGCATTTCCGTTCCTTCGTCCATCATGGGTGGCACGAACATCTCAATCTCGTGGGCAAAAAGCTCTGATGCTGAGAGCAATCTCGCCGGCTACAAGGTAGAGCGTTCGACCAACGGCGGCAGTTCGTGGAGTCAGATTTATCAGGGTACGGCCACCAGCACCACGAACAACGTCGCCTTCGGCACCACGTCCGTGATGTACCGCGTCAAGGCATACGACACCGAGGGTCTGGAGTCTGGCTGGCGCACCAGTTCGCAGGTAACGGTGGTCAACAACAACGCCCCGTCTGCGCCGCCGTCCATCGCGGTGCCGAAGGATGTCAAGGGCGGCAGCACGCTGGTGATCTCGTGGACTGCGGCCAGCGACAGCGATGGCAACCTGAGCGGCTACATTCTGGAGCGCAGCACCGATGGCGGCTCCGCCTACACGCAGGTGTACAAGGGCGACGCGCTGACCTACACCGACACCATCACCAAGGGCTGGTCCACCGTGATGTACCGTGTCAAGGCGTATGACAGCTATGACGCTCAGTCTGGCTACACCACGTCCACCAAGCGCACGGTCGATAACAACACCGCACCGACCATCACGACCTCCAGCGCAGCCAACCTCGGCACGAAGTCCAGCGGCTTCACCATCTCGTACTCCGTGGATGATGAGGATGCGATGGACACCCTGACCGTCACCGAAAAGCTGGACGGCACGACCAAGCGAACCTACACCGCGACCCGCAAGACCACCAACAGCTTCGCCGTCACCGGTGAATATTTCCAGAAAATTACGAACGGCAGTCACACCATGACCGTTACCGTGACCGATGGCAAAGCCACCGTCACCAAGAAGTTCACCTTTACGAAGGCCGTCACCGCCGCCAACATCACGCTGGCGCAGCCGATGGAGGCGGATGCCCAGATCACGCTCTGCGCCATCAGCGTCGGCGGTCTGATTCCCGCCGACGCTGTGTTCAAGGTGGAGGTCACGAACAACGGCAAGGACAGTTCGCCGGTATGGGAGGACGCCACCACCGAGGCCCGGAATGGCCGGAACCATTTGTTCACGAACCAGACTGCGACCAACGGCTTTGCATTCAATTTCCGCGTTACCGCAGAGCGCGGCGCAAGCGGCGAGAGCGGTTATATCGCTTCGATTCAGGGAGGTTTCCAGTAATGGGTTTGAAAAGAGTAAGAGTCGATTCTGTAGCCAAGTTGCAGAAGAAGAAAACGATGGCGGAATTGCAGGAGGAGAATGAAGCCCTGAAAACCAAGGTTTCTTCTCTGGAAACCAACCTCGATAATACCCAGATGGCGCTGTGCGACGTGTACGAACAGCTCATCGCGGTCACATCCGCCGCAGATAAGGAGGCGTAATCATGGCAGAAGTCTATGCAAACCTCATCCGCCGGGGGCGGAAAACCATCGAGCAGGTGCCTGAGCACCTGCGGGAAGAAGTCAAGGCCATTCTCGCGGCGGACGGCAACGCATGAGCCGCCTGCGGGAATTTGCCTTAAAAATATTACTGAGAAAGGAGAAAGGCATCATGGCAGTCATCTATGCAACCCTCATTGTGAAGGGCAAGAAGACCCTCGATCAGGTTCCGGCGCTGATTCGGAAGCAGGTTGAGGAAATCCTGAAGGACCTCGAAGTCGAGGTCGAGTGATCGCGCAGGGGAGTCGGGAGAACCGGCTCCCCTCATTTTTTTGCATGACGAAGGAGAGGAGGTTCAGATGGACCAGCCTATTACGCGAGCCGAGCATGAGGAGTTCAAGCGTCGGCTCGAAGAGGAAAATGCCCGTCAGGACAGACGAATCGCCTTGCTGGAGGAAAGCGTAAGCAAAATGGGCGCACTGTCCACTTCGGTCGAGAAGCTGGCCCTGAGTATGGAGAGCATGGTCAGGGAGCAGGAAAAGCAGGGAAAACGGCTGGAAACTCTGGAGAGTCGCGATGGAGAGCTGTGGCGTAAGGCCGTCGGCTATGCAGTAACGGCCATCATCGGTGTTTTTATCGGCTATGTGTTCACCCAAATCGGCTTTTAGGAGGTGTGTAAGTTGAGCATCATTACGTTCCAGCGCGGGGATAAGACCGCGCTCACCAAGAACTTTACCAAGTCCGAGTTCGAGTGTCCCTGCGGCTGCGGACAGCAGTCGGTGGACACGGAGCTGGCCGAAAAGCTCCAGTTCATCCGAGACAAGGTGAACCGCCCGCTGAAGATCACGTCTGGCTACCGCTGCATCAAGCACAACGCCAGCAAGGCCGTGGGCGGAAGCCCGAACTCCAAGCACCGCTACGGCATGGCAGCGGACTGGAGGACGGAGAATCGGAGTATCAACCCTGTGGCACTGGGCATCCTTGCTCAAGCCGTGGGGTTCGGCGGCATCGGCATCTACTGGCACAGCCGTGGAGCATTTGTCC